TGATCCAGACATATAACTATTACTTGCAGATGATTCGTGACGTTACGGGTCTTAATGAAGCACGTGATGGTTCATCGCCTGATTCAAGAGCATTAGTAGGTGTACAGAAATTAGCAGCGGCAAATTCAAACACAGCTACGCGTCATATCTTAGATGCGGGGTTGTTCTTAACAGCCGATACAGCAGAAGGGTTATCGCTTAGAATATCTGATATATTAGAGTACAGCCCATCGCGTGAAGCGTGTATACAAAAGATCGGCGGTTTCAAGGTAGCAACATTGAGAGAACTAACTGAGCTGCACCTGTATGACTTTGGCATTATGCTTGAGTTGTCGCCAGATGACGAAGAGAAAGGTATGCTGGAGAATAACATTCAAACTGCATTATCTGCAGGATTGATTGACCTCGAAGATGCTATTGATATTCGTGAGGTTAAAAACCTTAAGCTAGCTAACCAGCTGTTAAAGCTACGCCGTAAGAAGAAACTTGAGCGTGACCAACAAATGCAGCAAGAGAATATTCAAGCGCAGGCACAAGCGAACGCACAAGCACAACAAGTTGCAGCACAGGCTGAGGTACAGAAAGACCAAGCGTTATTCCAAACGAAAGCACAGCTTGAGCAAATGAAAGCGCAGATCGACCAGCAGAAGATGCAGCAAGAGGTTGAACTTAAGAAAGAACTTATGGCTTTGGAGTTCCAATACAACATGCAGCTTAAAGGATTAGAGGCTGAAAGTCAAAAATCTAAAGAAGCGCAGAAGGAAGATCGCAAAGACGAAAGAACTAAAATACAAGCATCTCAACAAAGCGAGTTGATTGATCAAAGAAAAAATGATTCACCGCCAAAGAACTTCGAATCCTCTGGAAACGATATACTTGGCAGTGGGTTCGGCTTAGGTACCTTTGAACCTAGGTAATTATAGTAATAACAATTTTATAATATCTTATCATGAGTGAAGAAACTAACCCGGTAGCATCTGTCGACGACGACGGTACTATCAAACTAGACTTACGACAAAATGCCGTTCAAGAGCAAAGCACAGATGAGGTTCCTGTACGCGACGAATCCGAAGTTAGCGAAGGAGTACCAGAGCAAAACGTCGAAGAACCAGTTGCAGAACCTGCCAGAGAAGAAGAGGTCGCCGTTCAAGATGAACAACCTGTTCAAGAAGAGCAAGTAGAGCAACAACCTGTATTACAAGAGATTACAGACGAACAAGTTGAAGAAGCTGCAGTAGAACTCGAGGAAGAAGTTGAAGAAGCTATTGCTGAAGCAGCTGAATCAGGTGTAGAGCTACCAGAAAACATTCAAAAAGTCGTGGACTTTATGAGTGAAACAGGCGGTTCGTTAGAAGACTACGTAAAGCTTAATACCGATTACGCATCGTTAAACGAAGACCAGTTGCTTCGTGAGTATTACGAAACAAAGTACAGCGCTTACGACAGAGAAGACATTGACTTCTTATTAGCCGATAAGTTTTCTTACGATGAAGAGCTCGATGACGAACGCGACATACGTTTAAAGAAATTAGAACGTAAGCAAGCATTATCGGAAGCTAAAACACATTTAGACGGATTAAAGTCTAAATACTACGATGAAATTAAGATGGGTTCAAAGTTGAATCCAGAACAGAAAAAAGCGGTTGAGTTTTTCAATCGTTATAATAAAGAGAGTGAGGAAGCTGCGAAAGTTGCTGAACGACAAACCAGCAGGTTTAAACAAGAAAGCGCGAAAGTATTCAACGAAAAGTTCGAAGGTTTCGACTATTCAGTTGGAGACAAGAAGTACCGCTTCAAGGTTAACAACGCTGGCCAGGTTAAAGAAACTCAGGGTGACATTAACAACTTTATCAAGAAGTTCTTGAACGAGAAGGGGGAAATGAAAGACGCCAAGGGTTATCATAAATCGCTGTTCACAGCTATGAATGCTGATCAAGTTGCACAACACTTTTATGAGCAAGGCAAAGCCGATGCAGTAAAGGATAGTATGGCACGCACGAAGAACGTGAATATGAATCCGAGAGGGGTTCACGAAGAAGTCACGGCATCTAACGGGTGGAAAATACGCGCAGTTGACAGTGGGCAAAGCTCTTCTAAACTCAAGGTTAAGTTTAAGAAATAATAATCCATTTAAAATAAATAAAAATGGCTTTAGCAAACACTGGTGCTGCACTACAGCACTTAACTCCACGTCCTGTTAAAGGATTGTTCGGAGACAATTACTTGTCCGTGGCTGACATGGACTTTACACAACAGTTCCTCCCAGAGGTATACGAGAAAGAAGTTGAGCGTTACGGAAAGCGTACAGTCGGCGGATTCTTGCGTATGGTAGGTGCTGAAATGCCAATGGCTTCTGACCGTATCGTATGGTCTGAACAAGGTCGCTTGCACATTGCATATGACGGCGTTGATTCAAATGCTGCTGGTTCTACAATTACAATTGACAAGTTACCAACTAGTGCTACTTACAAGGGTCTTGTAAATGTAGGTCAAACTTTAGTTATCTCTAACGGTACTGTTACAGCGAAAGCGCGTGTTGACGGATTAGGTACTTACACAAGTGGTGCTAACGATACGTCTACTCAGGTTGTAAACATTAAAGTATACGGGGAAACAAACGCTGTTCTTCCAACTGCACTTCGCAACAAGTCTGACGGTTCAATCAACATTTTCGTATTCGGTTCTGAGTATGCAAAAGGATCAGGCGATGTAGGTAACTCGTTCGATGCTTCTTTCACAACTTTCGAGAACAAGCCTATCATCTTACGTGATAAGTACAATGTTAACGGTTCTGACGTTGCTCAGATCGGTTGGGTTGAAGTTACTACTGAAGCTGGAACTGGCGGTTACTTGTGGTACTTGAAGTCTGAGCACGAAGCTCGTCTACGTTTCGAAGACTACCTAGAAATGTCTATGGTTGAAACTGAAAAAGCAGGTGATGCTGTTATCGGTACAGGTATGACTGGTTCTGAAGGTATGTTCGAAGCTATCGAAAACCGTGGTTTAGTTTACAACGCTACCGACTTTGGTGGTGCAAACGGGCTAGGTCAATTCGACGAAATCTTAGCTGAGCTTGATAAGCAAGGTGCTATTGAAGAGAACATGCTGTTCTTGGATCGTGCAACTTCTTTAGGTATGGATAACATGCTTGCTGCTCAAAATTCTTACGGAGCTGGTGGTACATCTTACGGTGTATTTGACAACTCTGAAGACATGGCGTTGAACTTAGGATTCTCTGGATTCCGTCGCGGTTCTTACGACTTCTACAAAACTGACTGGAAATACTTGAACGATTCAACTACTCGCGGTTCTATCGGCGATATCGAAGGTGTTCTTGTTCCTGCTGGTACTTCTACTGTATACGATGAGCAATTAGGATCGAACATTTCTCGTCCATTCTTGCACATCCGTTACCGTGCTAACGAAGCAGAAGATCGTCGCATGAAGTCTTGGATCACTGGTTCAGTTGGTGGTAACTACACTAGCGCTAACGATGAGATGAACGTACACTTCTTGTCTGAGCGTGCACTTTGTGTACAAGCTGCTAACAACTTCGTATTGTTGAAGTAAGCTTATAATATTGTCCTCGGCTTCGGCCGGGGGCATTATTCTTTTATCTATTTAATCTTATTATATTATGGCAACAGCTAAAAAACCCGCAGCTAAGAAAGCTCCGGTTAAAAAAGAAACTACAGTAGAGGTACCAGAAGTGTCGTTTGAAGCGGCAACAGAAATACCTCCACTGCCGAAGAAACCTTCTTGGGAATACAAAGACCGCTTGTATGAATTAACAGGTCGTAAGAAGCCTTTAGTATTTACATTACCAGCGGTACACTCTGCTAAAAAACCTTTACTTTGGTTTGACGAAGAAAAAGGCTACCAGCGTGAAATTAGATACGCTACTAACCAGCGTTCTTGTTTTGTAGACGAGCAAGAAGTACCCGCTACTCTAGGTCGCATTGCGTTTAGAGACGGCACACTAATGGTTCCAAAGGAAAACGTCGCATTGCAAAAGCTTTTATCTTTGTACCACCCGTTTACTGAAAAAGGTGTTATTGAAGAATACAAGCCAGAAGCAGTCGCTGAAAACGAAGTTGGCTGGATTGAATTAGAACTTGACGCTATGAATGCTGCTAAAGCAATGGACGTTGATGAAGCTGAAGCAATCTTGCGTGTAGAATTCGGTTCTAAGGTATCTGAGATGAGTTCTAAGGAGCTTAAACGCGATCTCCTTGTATTTGCTCGCCGCAATCCACAATTGTTCATAGAACTAGCTAATGACGAAAACGTGCACTTACGTAACATCGGTATTAAAGCGGTTGAACAGGGATTGATTGCATTATCACAAGACCAAAGAACATTCAGCTACGCTAACACAGGGCGTAAACTAATGACGGTGCCATTTGACGAGCATCCATATTCAGCACTTGCATCTTACTTCAAAACAGATGAAGGAATGGAAGTACTGAACACTATAGAAAAACGATTATAAAACAACAGTGGGGGTTACTAAGGTAGCCTCCACTTTAATCAAATAAGAATATGAGCGTAAGCGTAGACACTGTTTATCAACGGGTATTAAGTATACTCAATAAAGAACAACGAGGATATGTTACGCCTCAGGAGTTCAACCTATTTGCCAATCAAGCGCAGATGGATTTGTTTGAACAATACTTTTACGACATCAACCAGTTCGGTCGTATGCATGGTAATGACACGGAGTTCTCCGACATGCTTAACATCCTAAATGAAAAAATAAACATCTTTGAAGTTACAGCTGCGATGACGCACGCTGGTAATGGTGTATGGACCGTTCCTGCTAATTTGTACAGGATCGGTACTATTATTTATAACAATACCGAAGTAGAGCGCATTAACAAAAATGAGTTCTTATATATTAATAAATCACCATTAACAAAGCCAAGCAATGAGCGTCCTGTTTTTGTAGCTGACTCAGCTGGCTATAAAGTGTACGGCACAGCACCATTAACTTCAGGTGTAACGTGTAACTATATTAAAAGACCCGCAACCGTAGCATGGGCATATACAGTAGCTAACGGTGTTGCACAATACAATGTATCTAATACCACTAACTTTGAGCTGCACCCTTCTGAAGAAACTGAACTGGTAATGAAAATACTAGAGCTTGCAGGTATATCAACAAGAGAGCTTCAAGTATATCAAATAGCTGCACAGGAAGAAGCTAAAAACACTCAACAAGAAAAATCTTAATAAATGGGGCTAATAAATCAAACTAACGAACAGTACTATGAAGGTGCCGATGGCATTTGGAATAGTGGTGATGAAAACTACGGTGACTACCAGTTTACTAGCCTCGATAATATTATAAGTAACTTTATGATTGCTTATGTTGGTGAAGATAAAATCATCAGCAAAATCAAGCGTACAGATGTAATGTTCCATGCAAAGCGTGCTATTCAAGAGTTTAGCTTTGATACATTACCATCAGAAAAAGCACAAGAGATTGAAGTTGGCCCTGCGTTATATATGATACTACCGCAAGACTATGTTAACTACGTTAAGTTTTCTTATACAGATAACAGCGGTATAGAAAGAATATTGTATCCAACACGCGATACAAGTAATCCTATTGGCATTACACAAGACAGCAACTTCAGGTACACGTTT